ATGCACCGGCTTCAACTAATGCGACAATACGCTCAGAAGCGACCTTCGCGGTCAGCCTCATGTCGCCTATCGTGGCGAGTATTCGCTCTGATAGGACTTTAATCTTCATTAGAAGTCATCTCGCAGGTAGAAGTCCTCAATCTCAAACACGGTTTCAACTGTACCGCCAGAGAATGTCACCTCAATCTCACCTTCGTATTTGCCCTCATCGTTAGCTAGAGCAGCAGACGTAAATGAGAAAATAGCAATGCCATTAGACTTCTGACCAGTAGTAGCCGAGTTTGACAGGGTTGCTAGAACAGTCGAAGTGCCTTTTTTACGGAACTTCAGAACAGCGGTAGCTGAACTCAAATCAACCACAGAACCGTCATGTTCACGGGTCAACGTAGCTCGTACTTGCGTTCCGTTGTCGTCTTTTACTAGATATAACATAGCGTTACTCCAAATAATCTATCGGCATTCTGGCACAAAATCAGGAATCCATCGCTATTAATCTGAGTTTCATAGCCCCGAAGGTAAAGGATATGGATGATGTCATATCGCCGCCCCTTCGATGAACCTTTACGTCAATATTGCCAGATGAATCTATGTCGCACACCCAAGCCGGAGCTGCTATCCAATAATTCTGGTTATTAACAACCCGAGCATAATGAAACAACATCATTTTATTTCTTCCAACACCGTATACACATGATGGAAGCGGCTGATTAAAATTTGTGCCATCACCTGCATAAACCATAGAAGCTAAGTACAAAGTATTCGCTCCTGCTCCTGTTATCGTGCCGGATTGTGTTTGCGTGAGCGATACAAATGTATCTGTGCCACCGCCAAAAGTACCAGAAGCAAAATCAAATTCAATTTCCTTTGTGCCTATAACTTGCAGTCCTTTTGCGGCTGTAGTTGCACTAAATACCGGCTTTCCATCTCGTTTAAATACTTGTGCTGCGAAGTCATACTCCATTGTGGTATTGGAATCTGATTCAGATGGAAACTCTAATACCGGAGTGCTGTTTGCTAAAGGGCTACCACCATCTGACAGCTTTCCTAGTGGATTGACTATGCCATTAGTGTAAGTAGATGGCATACCGCCAACTAATGTGCCAATAGTTGAATTTACGGTGTCTGTCGTATTCTTTAGCCCGTGTGAGATAATCGGCGCATTCTTAATCAGGTCAATATTACCAACGCTAAATTCATCGTCCTTAATCGTAATGCTTGATGTTCCTGAGTAATCTTTCTGACGGTCAAATGTGGATGCGGTATTTGTAATGTTAAGAAACACAAATCTGACCTTAACAATATCAACACCGCCAGAGGCTAGTGAGCGTAAATCTACTGGAGAACCACCGCCCCAATCATCTAAACAGTTAGCGAGTGAAGGAAAGTTAGCCCTTAAATAATCATAGCGGTCTGTGCATTCGTCTGACCACATTGTTGATAATGCCCGCATATAACAAGCACTATTGGTATTTGAATAAGTGCCAACGTATGCGTGTTTAAATACCGTTATTCGCGTATCTACTGTATCAAACGTGTATAAAGTAAAGTTAATGTTAGGCTGACGGGTCATATCCTCTAACTGGCTATCACTGCTTGTGAATGCACAAGTGTACTGATTGCCAAGTGAACTCATACCATGCTTAGAGCCTTGTCGGTCTTGGTGTCTTAGCGTGATGGTTGGTGTGAATAACCCTCTTTTACCGCTTGAATCCTCAAGTATTACCAAACAAGCTAGGTCAGGGTTATTGTCCTTAAAATCAATTAGGTCTTGGCTAAACGCAAATGTCCTACCATACCCGCTGTTCCAACTAGAGTATGAGGTCAGCTCAAACTGCTCACGCGCAAACACATACGGTAATTCTGAGTGGAATAGCGTAGTCGAGATTGGACTGCCTTCAAGCGTAGTTTGCGTCTGCGTATCCGATGTCATGTGACATATCGGAGTCGTGCCAACTTTGCCGATAAAGGTACTCATGCGATGTAGATTTTCTTCAGTGCTAAGTCGATGATGAAACTTGAGTCAGCATTCTGAATCTTACCGGCTGTCAGCGTACCCATATTCGCAGAAATGTCAGATAAGCCAGAGGTTACAGTCGTACCGATAAGGTTGCCTGATTGAGCCACCCAAGCAGTACCGCTGTAACGGTAAACCTTGTTGTTATCGTCAGTATCAAACCAAATATCACCGGCTTCCAAATCTGCTGTTGGAGCTGCGGCTTGCGAGAAGGTCGTCACGCCACCAATAGCACCACCCACTAGAGCTGCTACAGAATGGTCATCTACCTGAACCCATGACGATGAAACACCGGCTGAGTTGACTGATTTCACTCTAACATCGTAGGTAACACCTGACTTAACGCCTGAGATGTAGACCGGAGCGGATTCTGCGCGAGTATCAAACTCCCACGGATTCTCTGTTGGCGTACCACCGGCTACACGAATCTGCACTAAGTAGTAATCTACAAAGCTGTCAGTCGCATTAGACCAGTTGACGTACATACGGGGTGAGGTTGAGCCGTTGTCGTTAGTAATCTGGTAATTCTCACCAGAAGCCACTGTCACAGAGGTTGGAGTAGCTACTGAGAATGGGTCAGGCAAGGTAGTCGCCGCAGGTGCAGTTATCTCAACGCCTTCATACCACGGGTAGATGGTTGCATCGTGTTCATGCAAGGAAACACCTACATTGCCATCATGTTGAAGGGATAAGCCTGTCACACGGAACTTCTTAGATGACCAACCAAGTGATGAATGGGTCACAGTCACCACATCGCCAATAGCCACCTGTAATGCGTCAATTGTTGCCAAGAATGAGCATTTAATCTGGCTTCTGGAGCGATATAAGAGGGTATAGGCAAGGTTTCTCGCCTGATATATAGAAGTACAGGTATCGAGAGAAATACGGGTTTCTAGCTCAAATCCTGCGTCCTCTGCCTTTAAGGTTGTGTAGGTTGAGCTACCGGCTTCAGGGTACTCAACTTGGTCTTGCTGCCAGTTATTGCTTGGATTGGCAAAAGTCGCAATCACACGGTTATATCTATCCTTACGTTTCTCACCATTAACGGTGATGCCGCCAAGAATATTATCCTCAGTGAACGCATAACTCGCAGTGTAGTCATCCTCGATAATCAGCTTGTAGATACCTTGTGTATACACTAGCTGACCCTGCATACCGGATAGCAGAATCTTTACGTTGTCAATAATTGACTTTGATACGTCCAAAACTGCGTTACAGCTAAACAAATCAATGTCTGTACCGCCAGAATACGGGGTTACATTTTGGTCACACTTGTTAGCGGCTGTTTGCCATGAGGTGTAGCCAGATTCAAAGGCTGAACTGGGTAAGCCTTTGCCATAACGGGTATTGGTCAGGTAATCCAATAAGCAGATAGCCGGATTGGTGCGATATGCCGTAGTTGAGGTGCGTGGGTCATAGACTTTCTTGCCCTTAACCACTGCGGTCACTTCAGGGATGCCGCTAAAGACATCTCTATCCCACTTAAAGCGTAAGCCCAGATAAGCCACGCCTTTCAGGGTGTGTGAGGTAGTCCAACTGCTTGCCGGAGTTAGTACCGTAGAGGCAGTCTGGGTATCAGAGCCTAATTTCTTATCAATACTGACTAAGCCTGAGTATTTGCTGTCCGTTGATAGAACGTCATTGATGTAAACCTCATCAATAGACTCAATCTCGCCCTCACACAAGACTAGACAAACATACAGATATTCATTGTCTGAGCCAGAGGTTTCGACAAATACGCGAGTACCACCAATCTTACGGCGACCGTAAACAACCGGAATCTGGGCTAGATTTGACTGCTTGTTGAGTAATACGCCTTGAGCCTGATTGTCATACTGCGGCACATCGGGAATATCAACAAACCACTCAACGACCTCATTGAAGATGTCGCCTACAAAATCAAATACCTTGCTGAAAAAGCCCATTACGCCTTACCCCACTTAATGTCCTTCACCGACTGAGCTGCAAAATCAAAGCCCTTGTCACCTGTGAAGAATAACTCTTGTGAGTTGGTATTGGTGTAGCGTCCGGCTTTCTTCTCAAAGTCTGACCAGTGAGAAGCAACCGATACGTTCAGGCTAGACTCACCATCAGATTCAGTCATGTCAAAGCCATCAATACGCCCGTCATACATGACAACAGGTACGCCAATGATTGAGCCTGTTGAATTCAGGAAAGCCCGATAAATAATGACCTGCTTACCAATATACGGATAGGACAGGAAGGCTGACGTGAATGTCTGTCCTACTGACGATAATTCGATGTTGATTGAGCCAACTCTTACGTCAGATGATTCCTCAACAGACCCCATCGACATAAAGTAATTGCTTGAGGTGTAGGTATTACCGTCATACGCAATATCAAAAGCCGCATCGGTCATATATTGAGCAACCGACAAGTCCATCTTAATCAGATGGCACATGGTGACTGAGCTTTTGGCTATCTCGGTAATTACACTAGCATTGAGTGAGCGTGACATTAGATAGCCTCTAAGAAGTCTACTTCATACGATACTAGCGAGTCTGTCCGTAAGCCAAACTCCTGAACATCATTGTTCAGTCTGACTTTCATCTGGACATTGTTGTAGTGGATTTCCTCATCGTTAGCCACGTTCTCAGCTAGAGGCGGCTCAACTGTCATAGAGGTCATGTTTGTGCCAGATTTAGCCACAACCATGTAAACCTTGTCGTGACCGTTGAACTTAACCAAATCTCCGGCTTCCAGAGTGCCTGTCATGCCATCTACGGTAATAACGGTGTTTCCGGCTGTCACTGCCCCATTTACAGCCAACGTGCCTGTAGCGGAGCTTGCAGAGTCCGACACAATCGGTAACTCGATGTAGAAGGTATTGAGTCTGCCACGCTGCTGCATGATAAATGCGGATACGGGAGCAAACTCTGAACGGGTCATTGGTGGATAAGATGCCGTAAATGACCAACGCTGACCGGCTATCTGACGGGCTTGGACTTTGCCTGAAACCGCCTCAGAGATAAGAGTCGGTGACTGCGATTGCAGATTGACTGACTTAAATACGGGTGATGTTGGGTAAGCCATTAGACAACTCCAGTGCGTCCACGGTCATTCATTGCTTGGTTGACCATATTAACAATCTGGCTGCGTCTTGAGGTAAGTAATTCATCAAATCCGCGAGTATCTACCGCATTAACCGTAAATGAGATATTGGTTGAGCCACCTGAACCGCCCATAGCCTCAACATCTGAATTCTTCACAATCTGACCGCGAGTCGATGGGATGAACATCTCACGACCTTGCTCACCAACCATGTAAGGCGAACCTGCCTCAACACGACCACCGACAGCACGACCTGAGAATGACTGTGATTTGATATTAGCTACCTGAGCCATACCAAATGCCACCTGACCTGCTGCCGCAATATACGAATAGGGTGGTGGATAAGTAGCCAGTGCTTTAGTCGCACCAGTGTAGGTATTCATTACCGCCTCAGCGATGTTGTAAGCCTTAGATGCGGCAAATGCAGTCTTATTGTACTGACCGAGTGCCTGTAATCCCTTCTTGGCATCATCCATCGATTGAGTTCTAGCCTTTTCTGTGTCCTCAAACTGTTTCTGCTCGGCTTTCTGCGCCATGATTTTCTCATGGATAGCAATAGCAGTCTGACGGTATTCCTCTGGCATATTGAGCATTTTGTAACGCGCCTTTTGGTCAGCGTTCATGCCAAAGGTCAGCATTTCTTCTTCAAGCTGCTGAATGTACTCAGCGTGAGCCTCATTCTGGGCTTCTTGCTCTTTGGTTAGATTTGAGGTCGCGCCAATCACTCTATCTAGCGTTGCCTGAGTTTCTTGACGGACACCGTTAGCAATCGCTTCCTGAGCCACTAAGATATTAAGCTCAGTGTTGTATTTAGCCAGAGTATCTGAAGCGTCCTTAATGGTTGTGTAGGCTTTTGACTCAGCTAAGTCCTTTTGAGCTTCTACAACCTTCTTCTCAGCTTCTTCACGGGCTTTTACGGCTTTGTTGTACTCAAGCGTCTGCTCGGTCAACTCACCGACTAAGATAGCGACAGATGCAGCTTGCATCTCAGCACTCATATTCTTGAAGTCGCCAGTAAGACCCTTCAAGCTATCTCGCATATCCGATAGCTTTACCTCAGCCTCATTCAGCGATGGGATAAGGGTCATGGCAATCGATGAGCCAATACCTACGATTGCGCCGAGTAATGGAACACCCAGAACGAAACCTAAGTCAGCACCTTGTTGAGAGAGCGCCATCAGTGGGTTAGTACCCATCTGCACCTGACCGACAAATTGCTGAACCTGCATACCCGCCATACCCGCAGAGCGACCAAGCGTAGAGAAGTTCTTAGTGATTTTGCCGTTAGAGGCAGCAAGCGTGGCGGCAGCTTGCTTAGATGACATACCTAAATCTTGGATGTCGCCTTTGACTTTCTGGATGTTTTTAGAGGCTTGGTTGTCAGCCGTAAGTCGAATTTTAATATCTTCAGCCGTTGCCATCTTTGTGCCTCTTAAAGTATGCGACCCAACCGTTAAATTCCTCTACGCTCATTTGGCTTATCTCGGCTACTGTTTTGTGTAGTCTTTCTGCCAGTGAATACATAGATTCCAACAGTGGGTCTTGCGTTAGTTTCCCGACATATCCTCAACACTTGGGCTTGCCGAGATTTCATCTGCAATGCGTCTGACAACAGCAGGGTCTACCTTGCCCATCAGAACTGGCTTGTCACTCAGGTCAAATGCCATTGAGCCATCTTCGTTCTTAGCCTTCATAATGACCAAACGGGCAATGAACTCTATTGAGTCACCGTCAGAAAACTTAAGCAGCTTTCTCTGGTCATCGAGTGTGAATGGCTCAGATAACAAGACGGTTGGATTGCCTTGCTCGTCTTTCCATTCGGGTACTTCAATGCGCTTTAAGCCTTTAGCTTCAAAGTGCGTTTTAGCTCTGTCTAATACCGACATATTTGCTCTCCGTTAAGCCCGTGATTAAGCGGCGGTCAGACAGGTCACGGAAGTCCTGCTTTTCGGGTGCTACCCTAGACCGCCCCACCTATTAAGCTACTGTGCTAGTAGTAACTGCGCCGTTAGCTTGGAATGAGAAGGTTGCCTCAACCATACCGTCAAAAGATGCTGATGCGCCTTCTTCAGTGATGATTGCTGACATGGTGTAATAAGTATCACCAGTGGTTGCGCCTTCTGGGTACAAGTTAAGAGTTACCTCTGAACCTGCTGACATTGCGCCTTGACCAGTGGTATCAGTTTCATCCCAGTAACAAGTAACTGAGCCTGAGCCTGAAGTCAAAGATGGCTTATAGGTACGCGCTGCGTCACCCATAGTAGTATCTTCAACAGTGTCCGCAGAGATGGTCAATGACCAATCGCGTACTTCTGAAACGGTGTTAGAGCCAACCTTAACGTAGCCCTCGCTGCCTTTATGATTCGCCATTGTCTATCTCCTGTGTTGTTTCAATAGCATCTTTAGCCTTACGTTTTGGCTTTGCCTTAGTAGGCTCATCGAAAGTCCATCCTTTCGCTTGCATAGATTCTACTCGCGTAGGATGAACATCAATAGGGTAATTTGAGTCTGGATGATACATTTTCATGTCGCACCTCTAGTGTAGAAATATTCCACTTCAACAGTAATGACGACACCGCCAACAGGCTCAATCGCACCGTCATCAATATCAATACCAGTGACTTGAGTATCCTTAGCGTAACCGCCTCTAGTGCGGTCAGAATCTAAGGCTTCCTCAACAGCCTCAATAATCTCATTACGGGCTGTATCAATCTCTTTGCTCTTGACGTAACAAACAACGTCATAAGTCACAGTTGCCATCCGACTAATAGAGCTGTCACCAATCGTAACGTCATCACGGGTTTCGCCCGCAGTGCGTACTAACAATGCCGGAAATTGAGCGTTAGATAGTTCGTTGAACTCAAATGGCTCACGGGTAACGTAAGAGGCAGAAACAGGGCTACGCATTGCTTTTAGCGTAGTCACAATGTTCTTAGCAATGTCCTCTCTGATACTCATAGAACGCTCACAAAATGCCTTATCAATGCCTTACGTTCTTTAGCACTAAAGCCGAAGAATGGTCTGGTACGGTTATTCCAGACGGCTTTTTTGCCCCTTTCGGGATTGCCCGCAAAGTATATCTCTGCAAAGCGGTTGCCTTTCTTAGCTTGCATACCACGCATCATGTCGCCAGTAAGACTCAGATTTACCTTTGTGCTAACTGCGCCACCGCCTAACAAGTAGCCGCTTTTGCTTCTACGCTTAGGTTTGGTTTTCCATGCTGCATAGCTTGGCGTATAGGGCTTTAAGTTGCCTTTGTAGCCTTTGCCCTTCTCAGTCCGGTCTTGAATCACTTGGATTCCTGCCTGAGCGGTACTGTGCAATGCCACTGATATGCTTTTGTCAGAATAGTCTGACGCTACCTTGCCGATTTCCTTTAGTGCGCCGGAAACGTCAAGGGTAATGTTCATCGGTTGAGGCGGCTCGTGATGTGCATATCTTTCTCACCGTTAGAGATAGAGCCATCATCGTCAAAGTCATACTCAACGCCATCTTCGTAGACGGCTTGCATTTCTTGGTTGTACATATCCTTGTAGAAGCCAATCATGCCCTGAAAGCGGTCACCATCAACCCAGTTTGTCAGTTGTGGGAGTGCGTATTTCCAGAGGACTAGATAAGCAGAAGCGCGTGTCCATTGCGTTGAAGTAAGTTGAGCTGCATCCATTTCGCCAGAGCGTCCAGTGCGTGACCAGAATTTAGCGCGTAAATCACGCTCAATGTCAGCCTGTGCTTTAGCGTGTTCTGCGTAAAACGATGAAATACCCAAGTCCAGAATGTCTGGCTGAATATCGGTCAAATCGGAATCAGTAGAAAATGCCATCGCTCACCTCAGTAGAAAAGCCCCCCGAAGGGGGCTAGTCAGTTGGTCTTATAGACCCGCGTCAAAGTACATTTCAACACCGAATGAGTCATCTAACTCACCAACGCCGTAGGTAGCTACTGCGTTAAGCTCAGTTGCGCGCAAAGATGCGTCACGCTGAGTTTCGATGATGAAGTCCTTCTTCATTGCCATAGCAAGTGCTTCAGGAGCGAATACCGCACCTTTAGCGTCACCAGAACCGTCAACAGTGATGTTAGCTGATTCGTAGATGTCGATACCTGCGATAGTGCCTACATAGCCAGAACGCATAGCTTCGTTCTGCAAGTCACCGCCGTTAGGGTTAGCAAAGGTGTTAGTCAAGTTAGCTTTCAAAGCGTAGGTTTGGTATGGGTGCAATACAGCAACCAAACGACCAGTAGCTTTGTTAGCGCGTAGAGTAGCAGCAGCTTGGAACAAGTAAGAAGCTGACATCTCAGTAGTGGTCGCACCCAAAGAGGTAGAGAAACCATCAAACAGAGCAATCAAGTCAGTGTCCATCTTGCGAGCCATTGCGTTACCCAACACAGTACCCACTTCCAATGCCACGTTACCAGTGCCATGCAAAGACATATCAGTAACAACTGCCTGAACGCCAACCTCACCAACGGTGATAGATGCGCTAGAAGTTGAAACTGCGGTAGATGACATATCAGTACCTTCAGTCAGGTCTGCTGCTGAAACAGAGCCGTACTTAGGAACTTGGATAGTTTTACCTGCGATGTTACCGATGTCATAGATGGTAACAAGGTTACGCATGATAGAGGCTTCTTCAGCGGTATGACGCGCCTGAGCAGCCACGATATTGACGAATAAGTCGTCAAGAGTAGTAGTAGTTGTTGCAGCCATTGGTTATCTCCTGAAACGTTGCAAACAATAAGTTTAATTACCGTTTGCCTGTCATTGCGGCAAACGCAGCCTTACCACCGGATTCCCAGTTAGAAAGCATATCTGCCACAGACATAGGTTTCTGTGTAGAACCACCTGCTGCACCCTGCGAGCCTGTGCCACCTACGGTAGCTCGGACAAAATGAGGGTTTGCAGTAAGGAACTCTGCTGCCAAATCTTCAACCGACATTGGAGTTCCGTTGTCAGTATAGCGGACTGTACCCGTAGTATCTAGTACCTCTACACTGCCATCTTCTGCGAGTTTAACCTGATTCTTGAGTAGTTGTACAACCTGCTCAGGATGAACCGCATTATTCGCGCTTGCTGCCTTCAGTAGTGACCCGTCAACCTGAATCTCATGGAGTCGAGAGTTGAGCTGATTAATCTGTTGGTCTTTCTTCTCTGCAAGCTGTTGAAGCACCTTCTCAAACTCACCTTTCTCTTTGGCTCGTTCTAGCTCGGCTGCTTCTTTCTCTTGGAGTAGCTGCTTAGCCTCATTGAGGTCAATGCCGTCTAGCTGCTTCTCATATTTCTTACGTTCACGACCCAAACGCTGCTCAATTAAGCGGTCAACGTCTGATTGGGTGAACATCTTTTCTGTCGGCTGCTCAGTTTCTTGAGTTTCGACTGCTTCTGTTTCCGTGTTTTCCATGTTATCGCTCATGTCTGCGTTACCTCGTAGTGAGTGAAAGTTAATCTAGCTCCAAGCTAAAAGCGGGTCGCCAGAGGTGACGGCAGTTGTAGCCGCCTCGCACAATGAATGGGTCGCCCGCAGCTTTACCTGTCCAGACGTTTTCATCCCATTCTTGGCGAATCTCATCTTCAGTGTAGGTTTTATTCACATGGGCTATGCACCAATCACGCGAATCCTGAACTACACCGCCATAATATTTCCACTTTGTTGCCCCAATCTCACGACCGGCAGTTACCGCTAGAGCTGAGTCAAACTGGGTGATTGAGTCGTAAACCATCTGTGAGGCATATCGGCGCATATTCCGACCCAATCGGTCAGCCGCATACGTCCGGTGAAGGGTTTCTAATGCTTCCTCAGCATCCTCACCACCTGCCTCAACAATAGCCACCAAGCGATTAATCTCGTCTTGGTCTGATGTCATGTAGACCCCGTTAATCTTCTGTCGGATATTTCTGACAGCCTCATCGCGTGGTCTGCCCACTAACGTGTTTTGGTATAGCTCGTTAGCTAACTCATCCGCAAAGGTAGAGGCAATATCTTGGAAGCCCTGAAACGATACAGACTGTAGTTGCCCTATAACGTCATTCGTTACGCCAAACACTTCGTTGTACTCAGCAAATAGCTCAGACATAGACTCGGCAATCTGGGTGTAGTCACGGATATTGACATCAGCTTCGGTCAGAAAGGTTTCGCGAAATATCTGCTGTATGTCAGCTCTAGCCTTTAATGCCCATGCGGTATCAGCCAGTTTGCCCTCTGATTCAGGGGCTTGAATGACCAGTGTAGCGAGCCTTTCCTCTAAGTCCTTGAGGCTTCGGAGTAGGCGTTGCTCGTGGGTACTACCCAACAGGTCAACAATACGCTCATGGTCACGTTCAGACATTACTCAGCCGGAGCAGTGAAGTCACCTAGTTGACGGGCAGCATCAATCTCGTCATACGCTTTCTGCAATTCTTCGTCATCGAGAATCAGGTCAACAATCATCTTGTCTACACCACGTTGGAACGTAGGTGAGTTGACACCAGAGGCGCGAGCTTGCTGTAGGAATTGAAGCTCGTTCGGGTAATCGCGGACATCGAAGCTATCTGGGTAGAAAACCTCTACGTCAGGCATCTTGCCTTGCCATAGGGCAACGTATCGCCACAGTTGCTCCTCAGCGTTCTCTAGCAGGTCAGCCTTCTCCGCTAACTTAGCGTTGAGCAGTTGGAACTCGGTCTGCAATGCAATACCGGAAGCCTTTACAGCATCAGTGCCACGAACAGCACCTAGATGAGCCATGCGGTTGATAGATTCAGTCTTGCTTGCAATAGACTCCATAACTGCCTGTAGGTTTGCGCCTGATGGTTGGAGCATATACGGCTTGAGGTTGCCATCTAGCTCGTCAGGCATATTCACGATACCACCTGCACCGGCAGAGGCATCAGTGTCAAATGACTTAACCAGTGTCGGATGATTAGAGATGCGGATTAGCTGCTCTATCTCAGATAATTCGTTATAAATCGCTTTCTGCATGATAGATATGTCTGCAATGTCAGACTTACCAATCCCGCGAGTAACAGTGCGAGCGGCAGGAAGATAAACAGCGGGAATAACGCCAATCGGGTTATCCATTTCTTCAACCACGCTCTCATTCTTGCCATGTACCTCAATCAGCTTAACGGTTTCTTCAGTCCACTCACGGAAGTAAGCGATGGTTTCGGTAGCATTTACCTTGACGATAGACTCGCGCAGCTTGAGATAGGTTAAGCGGTGACGACCTGATTCACTGCGCTCATACTTCCAATCAAACACGTTCTCGGGGGTGTAGAGGTTGAAGTAAGGACGAATCTGTTGCTCTAGCTCCTCAGCGCGAGTACCGGCATTGGATTTAGGCTTGTCCACTATAATCCAACAGTGACCGTAAACAGATGACCAAATCTGAGCCTCTTTCATAAACGTGTCTAACGACTGACCATCTAAGTCAGTGTCACGCATCATAGGCTCTAATACTGGGTCGCCCTCTAGTGAGTTGTAGTTACGGATAGGTGAGTTTTTCCACAGGAAGCTAGAGTAGATGTGGACTACGTTTGCACAGTGGTTGTCGATAGGGGTGAGGTTAATGCGTCTGCCGTAATCTTCGGTAGATTCGTTCAGGTACTTAACCAAATATTCACCGTCACGGTAATCGTCACCACCAAGATATGAGCGTAGGTAGAACTCCCATTTGCTCTCATTGTCCAGATAGTCAGGATGAGTAGAAGTGATTGTATCCATTAGCTCCACCTAGTCGGTTGTGGCGTATCGTGTAATCTCTTGATTGGGTACAAGTAATCAACCAAGTAGCCCAATGCGTCATTCATGTGGTCATAGCCAGAATCCTTATCGGGTTGGCTAGTACCCTCTTTGTACGTTTGTCGCTCTAGCGACTTAATCACTTGCTTGCACTTCGGGTCTACGAATAAATGTCGTTTATCGTCAGTCGTTTTCAAGCGAGCGTTGACCGAGTTTATACGGTCACGGATGGAAGTATGACGCTCTCTTACCTTCACTGCAAACCCTGCGTTTTGCAAGATGCTCAAATCTGTGCGTCCACCGGCTGAGGTTTTGCGTTGGCGACAGGCAGGGTCAGGGTAGATAACCATCCTGCGATTCGGATAACGCTGTTTCAGCTCGTCCACCATCTCGTCTGTATTTGAGCCGTAAATGACGACCTCATCGAGTATGTTCAGATTGCCGTTAGTGTGTTGAGCAACCACAGCACTCATTGGGTCTAAGTTGAAGTCCATGCCGATATGCAATATCTCGCCATCATCTGCCACAGTCTTAATCGACTCTTTGCGGTCAAAGTTGTAGTAGATGATTCCGGCATAGTTGACGAATCTGGCACAGAACTCTTGGTTGAAGGTGCGCTCGTCTAAATCCCGTCTAGCTGCCTCAACTTCCTCAGACGATACGTTGCCACCATCTAGCGTTGTGTACTGGTAGCTTGCCCAATCGGGTAAGTCTTGTGTCCAGAGGTCGTAGAAGTGGTTACGTCCTTTCGGTGTGCCGATGAATAACGCTCTGGTCGGATTATCCTCAGTGTGCCTGTCTGCCAGTGATGGGCGTAGTACCTCATTCCACGTTTCAGGCTTCATGTCGGCATATTCGTCACAGACCACCATGTCTAAACTTCTGCCCCGTAAGGCTTGACCACCGTGTTCAGCTCCTTTGAGGGAAATGAGTGAGCCATTATGCAGTTTGATGGTCAGCTCGGTTTCGTGACTCTTGGCGATATAGCTCTCAGGTATTAGCTTCTTCAGCATATCCCAAGCAATTTCTTTAGCTGCCTTGTAGGTTGGGGCAACGTACCAGACGTTTTTATCTCTGCCGGATAGTGCTGCTTTGAGTAGTTCTGCCGTTGAGAGGAAGGTTTTGCCGAATCTACGTCCTGCGACAACTACTCGGAATCTTGAGTCATCGTGGAATATGTCAGCTTGTGGCTGAGTCAGTTCACTCAGTTGCATTCGGTGACACTATCTTGAGCTGTGGCAAGTCGATAGTCGCTTGAGTTTCCTCTTTCCATCCCTGCTGAGTTTTCAGGTAGAAGATGGCTGCTGCGGTGTTGCCGTCATTGGCTTGTGCTATCAGAGAATTGGCGACTTTCTTGTGTGCTAAAGCCCTGCCCTTTTTATACGCGGAACGTGCTTTTGGGTCGCGCTCCATAATTTTTCGGAAGCACCTGTCCGTAATCCCAAGATAATCAGCGATTTGAACCTGTGTCATGTAGGCAGCTAACTCTTGAACGTCAGCATACTCTTGTTCCGTTAAATCGCGTCTTTCGTTGATGTGCTGCTCAGACATGACCAATACCCTAAAAACAACCTAAATAGGTTTATACGGCAATATTGTAGCAAAAAAAAGCCCCTAGCAATGCCAGAGGCTTAATTGAATTTACGGTAGTTGGAGCGACCGTTAAATCCACCCTTAGGAAAACATCAGATGACTCTGATAAGTGCCAGATTACAGATAGTGCCGTAGGAGTTAAAGCGCCAACTACAACTCAGCGATGCTTGTTAGGGTCTGGCGACTCCTGTACGCATCTCGGCTAGATTTACCTATACCTGTATTTTTCTACTGTATCAGAAAGCTCGGACAAATGCTTCAGCAAATATGATTGCCACTAAAGCCATTGTCATGCCTGAGATAAAGTATTTTACGAAACGAACTGCCATCACTCACCGTCCTCTGCCATGCACACAATCTCACTGTGCGCCAAGTTGTCAGTTTCGTCATCAAGCAGCTCACCGGCAAACTCAAGCAAGGTAGAGAATACTTCTAGCTTCTGCTCATCGGTGAACTTGCGTACAGCGTGGGTTAGGTCGTAATCCTCAGCCAACTTAGTCAGTAGCGCATCGTTAATCCAATCCTTGCGGTCTTTGTTGTCCATGATGAAGTCAAATGCTTCGGCTTTCTTCTCCTCGTATGTGCCGTCATCGTACATACGCTCAACTAGCTGCTCGCGGTAGAAAGTGTTAATGCTCATAGTCTTGACCCCTATGTGTGGGGGCTAAGCCCCCGTTGAAATTATGCTGCGTAAAACGAATTTTCTGATACTTCGTAATCTAGCCACGCTTTAGTGCCGTATTGTGGCTCAATCTCTACCCAGTGACCGTTATCAGGATTGATTGAGCCGGCTTTGTTTACACGCTCTTTCAAAGCATCTAGCTTTTCCATGTCAGCGTCATCCCACTGAACGATTGTGTGAACATCTTCATCCCACTCAAGCGACTGCTGCACATCAAAGCTGTGAGCAAAGCGGCGACCATTTGCAGTCTTAACAACGACTGTGTAGCGCAAGCCATCGATAGCGTGACCATCAGCAGACTGACCTAAGTTGAAAAGATTTTCTTCAATGTATGCGTAAGTAATTTTCATCTCTGTTTTCCTGTTGTTTAGTTGTTTTGGAGTATTAAATATACGATATGTTAGTTTACTCGTCAACACTTTTTTACATTATTTTTCAATTTATCTGATTTCGTGACCATTGCTGCTTAGGCGCAGGGTAAGGCATAGCCCCTGCGTTTTGGCGAGTTATCCATTGCAGGGATTCCTCATGCCACCAGAAATTCAATCTGCCATCCCATTCTCCGTGACGATTCTTTGCCACTCGGATGAAGCAATCAGGCTGAGGGTGCATTTTTTGCATTTCTGCCTCTGTGCCATCTTCCATAATCTTTTCTTTCTTTGTGTTTCTCGCCACGATAAGCAGGTTATCCGTCAAGTCAGTAATTTCACCGGCTCCCTTCACGTCAAACTTGTCAGGAATAGCAGCCTCACTCTGACCCTTCCTCATGTGGACGACAAGGTGAATATGGACGTTGAACTCTTTGGCGTACTCAGACAGCTCAGATACGAAATCACGTTGAGCGTTGTAGTCATCGACTCCCATGCCGCACTTCACTAGCGAGTCAATCATCACATGACTCACCCCTAGCACCTCTGCGGCATAGATAATCAGCCCTCTCACCTCGTCACTGCTGACCTTGCCAACGCGGTTAAACAGGTAGATTTTCTCGTCCAGTGACTCCATCGTGGCTTTGACGTACTGCTTGGACGGATTAGTGCCGCCGCAAGCCTGACGAATAATCCGGCTCTTGGTGGTCTTAGTAGGCATTTCCATTGACGCAATGACCGTCTTGCCCGTAAACCAAAGCGCACACTGGCTCATCACTAGAGATTTACCGTTACCGTTCACACCCGCCCAGATGGTCAGCTCTTGTGGACGGAAGCGGAACTGGTCATGGGTTTTAGCCCACGGCATCGTATCGCCAGATAGTTTTGAGCCGTTAATGAGGTATTCGTAAACATCTTCCCAGTTGTCGCTGAATTTCTCAATGTGCTGCGCCACTTCACGGCTTTGGTGTTCCCGTAAGTACGCAAGCAAGTCAATATCTTCGTCTATCTCAGTCATCAGATTCCCCCTCTCAACATATCCTGAAACTCACTAACGCTGCCATCTGGCTCATCTTCCCAACGAGCACCGTTTAGGTAGGTGGCAGGATAGGGCAGGTAATTTACATCTTTGCCGTCAAAGCGGGTAAGAATATCTGACAACGCAAGCTCACGGCTTTTCTTGGAGAGTTTTGACCAAGCTCTTTGTGCTGCCTTCTTGTCTTTCTTGCGGGGATACTTTTCCCAGAAATCCACAAACCCGTCAGATGCGGAAGCGGATGCGACCGCATTTGCGGATATATTATTATCTTCTCTTATCTTATCTAGGCTAGCCTCTTGCTTGCAGTCTGCTAGCATCGTGCTAGCATTTTCAATAAAACCCTTTTCAATCAGCAAGTTAAGTTGACCCTCTAAAGACCGCAAATTTTTACGGGTGCGGAAGGCTAAATCTTCCATATCGCAGTCAATTTGACCCTTTTCATCGCCCTCACTTGCTAGCAACCAGAGCTGAATTGCTAGCCACTTGCTATCATCTGGCAAGCACATAAACTTGCGGTCATCGAGTAAAGATTTGTGAAGTTTTATCCACGGCATACTGTGCCGATTTGAGTAGTGTTGGAACTTAGCCCAATTCTTAATGCGTAAAATCACTTGGCTAAATCCTCTCTCAGCATCTTAACGGTGCTTTTATATCTGGCTGAGTTGAAGTCGATAAAGCCAGATAGGTCGTGATTTATAGTATGTTTTGCCATACCTGCGGCGAGTTTATTTAGCCCCTTTTCGGTTAGATATTTGCTAAATGATTCAAACTTAGCGGCTTCAGGCTTAGTCAAAATATAGCCATCTCGCATCTTATTTAGTGCGATGGCAACCCATGTAATCTTGAAGTCATCGCTAGTATCTGTACGACCTCTAGCGGCTATTTCCCTCTGGGCAAATGCCAGTGGGTTTTCCTCATAGGCATCAGGGAACAAGTCCTCTAGCCCTAAGCCCATAGATTGAACTACGTCTAAGGCTGAACAACCTGCAAAGCATCTGAGTAGGATTTTTCCGGTGTTGGTCTGACCGATTGCGAGTGATGGGTCTGAGTCTTTATGGGCAGGACAGCAAGCCATCCACTTGCCATTGCCGTTCTTTTTTACGCCAGTGAGTCGGCTTACGAATTCTTCAGGTGTCATTATTCCCCCCGTTAATTGTAAAAAACCGGACATAGTAGGGGAATGAAGGTTGTCCACAAGAGTGCGTATGCGTACAATGGACTCTGAACGTACCGGAGTGCGGTAACGGACTTTTCTTTACCCTCATTCCGGAACGCTAGAGGCTTCGCACACCTCGTCCGGTATTGTTCAAGATTAATTTGTTCTATCTTGCCCGTCAAATGCAATTTCCCACAGCAAGCTAAATGCTGTAGCGCACTGCAACGGAACCTGTGCGTTACCTAACGCTTTAAGTCTGTGTGATGCACTGGGAATCCCATGAGCCACTCTACCCACATCGGGTTCAGTTTCCCACCAAACATACTCGCCATAGTTGGTTGATTTCTGTTGGCTTCCGATGGTGAGTTTTTCTCGTTGTGAAGATGTGCTGTCGGTGTCGGATACAGGCTCCGATTCACATCTGCCGTCAAGCAACTGTCGCGCTGAAACTCGCTCGGTGAGCCGCACTCCTTCCCTATGTGAGCCGTTGGGGTACGCCAATAACCACCATCTATCTCGTTTATGGTTGGCTCCAACTTGGGCAGCGGATAGACACAACCAGACCGCATCATAGCCGCGTGAGGCAATATCTCCTGCGACTGTTCTGAGCATGGCTCCGTCATCTCCAGTAACGATGGCTGCAACATTCTCCAAGAAGATGTACTCAGGTCGTACCTCATCGGCAATGCGTAAAACTTCTCGGTAAAGTCCAGACCGCGTATCTTCGCCAACCCCTGCTTGACTCCCTGCGACGCTAATATCTTGGCAAGGGAATCCTGCATGAATGCAATCCACTCGTCCTTGCCAGTCATGTGCGGCAAATTCTCTAACGTCACCTTCCCAGACATCAAGTCCGTCAAACCATCCGTCTGCGGCTCGTTCTCTAAGGACGTTGCAAGCGTATTTATCCCATTCAACAGCGACAACTGGTTGGTGTCCGAGGATGAGGTCAGCGAGGATTCCACCGCCGGCTCCTGCGAAGAGGTGCATTGTTCTAATTTGCTCATTCATTTTGACCCTTAATTTGTTCTGATTGGTGCGTCAACCTCAGTACCAACTAAGTCACGCCAAAGGTTAGGCTCAACTCTAAAGCGAGTCGCAAACCTATCCTGCAAGCTGTAAGCAGCGTCAATCATGTCTAGCGTGACACCGTAATCTAGTGGCATCTTAGGTAGATGCTCATGGATGTCTGACTCTTGGACGCAGTTAATCATAATTGCCCACTCTGTAGCGTCATGGTGGTTGAACTGCTTGGACTCCACGATGTCATCACAGCGAGCCTCTAGCTCCTCTGGATTGATTAACGGCATATATTCAGCAAGTAATTCTGGTCGGCGCAGCATTGGCTCTAACACTGCCCACTCAGCTTCCATTAGGTGCATCATTTCTCTCGCTTATCCCCATGCAATGCTTCATTCATTTTATCCAGACTGAGATAAGTTGGCTCAGCATTTTCAGCGTAATCCCTATACATATCCCGCATAGCACTATCAAAAAGCGTCTGCTTATAGGTTGTTTTTTCAGCATCAATGCCGTAGATAATGTCAGATAAATCTTGCCTTATCTGAGCAGCATCATACTTTGGTTGGCATACCTTAGAGCAAAACCATTGCTTTAATTTAGCAAACATTACAGGTACTCCGTTTCGCCAGATGATACTTCTTCAATACGCCAAATCTCAGTATGGCTCAACTCCTCGTTCAGCTTACGGGCATGGTGCTTTGCCCCTTCGATTGAGTAAGCCCAGTGCGCCACCTCATACGGTGCAACACGGCTGCGGTAATCCAACTTAGGACGGATGTAGAAACGATAGGTAGATTTCATGTTTTGACCCTCATGTAAATGAATCTTGAGTATATTGATATACAACTACTCGTCAACCACTTTTTTGTTTATTCGTAGCCTTTTCTTAAATACTTTGGTTAATCGCTTTAGATAATCAATCGAAAATGACCTCATTTCGTTGTTATTTTCTAGCCACTCAACCTTATCTAGCCCGATGCGCTCAATCAGCCTGATGCGGTACTCAACCACGTTGCCAGATAGGTTGCGGTTACATTTCTTGCACTGGGCATGGATATTCCACAGGTGAAAACGTAGATGACCGGCAGCACCACGACTACGGTAATGCCCTGCATCCATAGAGCCGCCATAGCGTTGAGCAGGTTTAGAGCCGCAAGAAATACAGCCTAAATCCCTATCTCTCCACCTGACCCAAGCGTTGATTGCAGCCTGAGCGAGCTTGATGTGGTCAGACTTGGTTAGAAAGGACTGTTTCTTAGCCTGTAACTTAGCCTTCTGAGCCTTTTTAAGCGCGATAGAGCCGCTTTCTGACTCTAGCCATGCGATGGCATGGTCTGTACTACAAAACGCCTTTAATCGCGTTATTTTGGCGGTTTCTGCCGGTACTTTCTTCTTGCAGTAAGAACAGCGTCTATTCTTGCTCAGCAAAGAGGTCACCCTGACAGCCAAAAACTTCACATGATTCAGCACACGCGCCAGATTGCATACGCATTCCTGCCATTAATTGCTCAGTGCTGATTCCCTCGTATGATTTCTCAATCATCTCAAGGCTCATCGTATTGCGGAATATGTACTCGTTAGGCGCTTTTTTGCCCTCTGCAACACGGTTATCTGGATTCTTCAACATAGCATCAAATGCCATCGCCATGCGTGGCTCAGTGCGTCTAGCTAATTCAATTCGATTAGTGCCTTTCTTGAGGCAGAAAACACAGTTGCCTAACCATTCAGACTCAATTTCAAGGTCAAATTTCTGCTCACGCCACCAACCGAGAATATCGTGCTTTTCCATTGGGCTAATCTCAGCCAGATAACGTGTACCATCTTTTTGCTTTAGTCGTGAGCCTTCATCCACGCGGATGCCAAGCCATGACACATACTCACCTTTGCCAAACTGCTCATCACAATATTTGTAGTAAGGACGGGTTTTCATAAACTGGGTGCAGAAAGCACCGTGGACGTGTGGCGTTCCATACTTCTGTGAAATATCGCGCCACGGTTGTAAATCAGGCTTGCAGTTAGATAGCGGTATTACGTCATATCCGTTTGCCTCACCTAGCGTTGGATTGACATTTACCCGTAAACACACCAAATCAATGCCGAAATGCTCTACGCAGTTACGGATGAACTCGTATGTCTTAGGGTGTTCTGCACCAGTGTCCATAAAGACATAGTGAACATTGTCAATCTCACCTGCTTTGCGCTTCTGCTCCATCAGGTGTACTAGGTAAGCGGATGTTCTGCCACCGCTAAAACTGACTACATTATTCATTTTCTGCACAATACTTATCCGGTATGTCTGCGTAGGCGGTTTTATCCACTACGGATGTGATAACTGAGTAGCTGACACCATACTGTTTAGCGATGTTCTCACGCTTATACAGTTTGGCTAATCCTTCATAGTGTGCGCGTTTGCGCTCCCAACAGCGAATCTCATGCACCTGCTCCTCTGTGAGCTTACGGTTTCCTTTAGCCATTATCGTATCTCCTGAGTCGTTATCCAGAAGTCGATAGCTTCTGATAACGTTTTTGCATTAGCGGGGCGTTGCCAGTTATAGAGTTTGCCGCCAGTGACGCAGATATATTCTTCAACGTCTGTATCCGCAGCCACCACATCCTCATTGCTTGGCGTGTTGTGGGTACAGAACATGGCTAGAAACTTCTTATCGGTATCCACAAATCTGATAGCTAAGTTAGTGAGTGCTATCTTCTGACCTGCCGTAAATGGGGCATCTCCTGATTTAATCTCAGCCATGATGAGATGACCGTTAAAATCAAGCATGAAGTCTATATCGGTCGGGCTAATACCCCTGTGATAATTCATACCCGTAAAGCTGATTCTCTGACGGAATCGCTCGTCATAGTTAATTTCACTCATCGGGTTTGACGCTCCATCAGTTTTATATATTCACTGTCAACAGGTCGCGGCAGCATGACACCATGCTCTGCGCTCCAAGCGTCAATCTGCTCCATGAAATAGTGCATCTCACCTCTATCTAAGTCAGCCGTAGACTTTAGACATGGTTTTAGCTCGGTTTTCCCGATGACCTTATCTTCATAGCCTAAGAACTGATGACGCATTAGGTCGTGCATATCATCCTTAGTCCACGCAGAGCCATCCTTAGCCCTGTTAGTGAACGATACGGCTAACTCGCCCATCCATGCCCAGTAGAGGGCATTCTGGGAGAGAGAGCGATTAGACCCTGCTGACCATTCAAGTTTGACAAAGCCGTGGTCTTTCACAGCCGCAGCCACTTGATTGAAGATTGAACGCAGATACTCATTACTGCTTATCGTATGTGACCCCTTTTGCATTATCGCTCCTCAATCGCTCTAACTAGACTCAGAACCTTCACCATGCCGTTAGCCAAATCATCAGCCTCAGATTGGGTAATCCCTTTCTTACTGAGATAACTGATGCTTTGACGGAAGTAGGTTTCTAGTGAGAAAGAAATGACGTGATTAGGTAAGTCCACAAACTCATCGACATCCATCTCAAACCACTTGGCTATTTCCTCTAAACGGTCTTGGTTAATCTTCTTGGTGTCTTTCATTTTGTGCAGGTGTTGGCGTGATACATTCAAATGCTCAGCCAAATCCTTCGGGCTTCTATTCAGTACCGAGAGGCATATCGCCAGTGCGTGACCGGCGTGTTGCTCTCTCTTTGGTGCTGAAATTTGCGTTAATTCAGCGATATTCATTACCTACCTCAAAACGGCAAATCTGAGTCATCAATATCAGACGCATGGTCTTTAGGTTGCGCTACAGCTTGTTGTTGCTCTTTAGGCTTTCCAACAGACCCTTTCATGTACTTGCGTCCGTCTTTGGTTTCGTTAATCCAGACGTTCAGCCAATGCTCAACACAGTCGCCGTCATAGAATGTACCGGTGTAATCCGAATCGGTGTCTTTGCGCTTGTTCTCGTTCTTGAATAGGACAAAGGTATTTGGTTTGTTTTCGTATGCCATTAGATGACTCCTATAAATGCTGCTGCTGTGATAGTTAAAATAATGCCGAGTACGCAGCCGCTAACTACGGCAAAACGGACATCTGACTCTTTGTACCGTTGAGGTACGGTTAGTTGGGGTTTAGGCTTTTTGCTTGCTTGCCATCACCTACGGTGAACGGACATGGTTGCTTCGCTGAGGTTAGTC